TCAGGGCGATAGTGGCGATGGAAGTCATCCACGGTGTCGACGCGAATGTGGTTAAACTCCGGTTTGTGGCGCAGACGGGCGGCGGCGCGGAGGGATGCCTTGTGGTTAGCCCGCCATGAGCGCTGGCGGCGTGTGTTGTAGCTGGCCCTTGACCGATCATGAGCGCAGCTCCAGTCCACTTCGAGCCACTCCAGACCGCGACCGTGCGTTGGCCGCAAAGCGACGTTGGGAGGACGACACTGCCGACGATCTTTATATCGGTGACCAAGGGAGCATCGCCAGCTCCAGTGAGTCAAGGGCCAGCTACAACACACGCCGCCAGCGCTCATGGCGGGCTAACCACAAGGCATCCCTCCGCCGCAGCAAACCGCCACCGGACGCCATCAATTAGCCTGTTTGGGGCTGAGGCACGCATTCGACGCCTGACCGATCATGAGCGCAGCTCCAGTCCACTTCGAGCCACTCCAGACCGCGACCGTGCGTTGGCCGCAAAGCGACGTTGGGAGGACGACACTGCCGACGATCTTTATATCGGTGACCAAGGGAGCATCGCCAGCTCCAGTGAGCCAAGGGCCAGCTACAACACACGCCGCCAGCGCTCATGGCGGGCTAACCACAAGGCATCCCTCCGCGCCGCCGCCCGTCTGCGCCACAAACCGGAGTTTAACCACATTCGCGTCGACACCGTGGATGACTTCCATCGCCACTATCGCCCTGGGTTCTCATTCGCCCCCCCCGACCCTCTGATTCAGCAGTTTGTTGAGATCCACGGAACCCCTAACCCCTCATGTGATCCCGAGAAGTTGTGCTTTATGACCCCCTGTGATGATGTGCAAATGAATCACATGAAGCACTTTGATCGGCCGGTTCGCCAATTGAATCCTCTATTCGATAAACAATACCAACTGGCATTGGTTGGGGTGGCGCAAATGATTCGACTCGACAAGAAGCTGACGTTCCCCCATGCTGAGGATCTCGAAACTGTCCGCTTCAAGGCCCGTAAGTTCCCCGGCGCCTATTATCGACGACTGGGATATGCTTCGCGAGGAGAGGCGCAGGAACAGGCGCTGGTGGATGCCAAATTGGCCTTTGCCCAGCTATTGGATGGTGAGGATGTAGAGCCTCACACAGTCCGCTTGGGGGGCAGGGGTAAAGCCGTGCATCAATCGCAAGCTGCCGCCAAGGCGGCCGGCATTCCCAAGGGTCGCCTCATCCTAATGCTTAGTCAGCGTGATCTACTGTTATGCGGTGTTACTGAGCAGCTACTCACATCCGCTTACTGCGCCGACGATTATCCGGTGTCGCTGGGCATGGGGTGGTTCAAAGGCAATGTGCGCAAGTTCAGTGAACGCTATGCTGGGTTCAAGAAATTCTTCTGCTTCGACGCCGCCAAGTTTGATAGTAGTCTTGATGATTACATGATTCGAGACGTCGTGAATCTCCTTCGACAGCAGTTTGAGAACGGCATGGATGACAAATATGACGCATATTGGGAATTTGTTATCCAATCTCTTATTTATGCGCCCATTCAACGCGATGATGGCTGGATAATGTTCAAGTCTGTCGGGACCACATCAGGCCATAACCACAACACCCTTATACAGTCAATCTGTTCCCTCGTCATCGCTTACACCAACTACCTGGCTGTACTACCTGATACCCCCCCCCAGGACATTTTCAATGATGCGGCTGTTGAGACCTTGGGCGACGATAATCTCACAGCAACGGAGGGCCTGCTAGAGGGTATTTCCGTGGAGCAGGTGGCCCTGACCTCGGCCAGGATCTTCGGGCAAGACTACACTGGTGATAAAAGTTTTGCCACGTACTCCTTGCTGGACATGTGGGACGAAGAGGAGGAGTTCACAGAGGAGGGGAAGTTCCAGGGCTTACAATACCTTGGCAAGTTCCTTCGGGGTCACAAACTGGACCTGGACGGGCGGAAGATCACTGTGGCCTTGCCATATCGACCATGTGAAGAAACCTTTGTACATATGTACTACCCGGAGCGGAAGTCGGAGGGGGTTGAACGCACTTATCAGCGGGCATTGGGCAATCTACTCGACAATTACGGAAATCCAATGATGGCGGACTGGCTGAATAAGCTGCTGGACTGGCTGGAGCCACAGATGGAGCTATTGCCCACCGATTGGCTGGAGGATACGGTACAGGATGCGGCGCGGGACTACACCAGTGACCTGGTGCGTGTGCCGCGCCCATTGCGCTGGACATTTGAGGAGTGGGTGCACTTGTGTTTGTCGTCCGATGATTCAGACCCGGAGTGGTATATGTATGCTTAGGAGTAGATAGGCTTACTGTCCCGGGGTTGATCAACTAACCGCTGGCGCCCCCGCCCACAGAATATATTTGCTGAGGTGTCGTGTTC